TAGAGGAGTTGATCAAAACTCAAAAGACTATGATCGCTGACTTTAGCAGTAAAAACTCGATGCTTGACTATAAGCGGCTAGTGATCGAAGAATTACACGCTGAAAAAGAGCGCGATATAGCTAAATTTAACCTACTCGAAACCGAACGAGAAAAAGCACGGGGATGGCGAGGCGGTCGAATGCTCATGAGAAACGATAAAAAACAGTAAAAATACCTAAACCCATATAAACCCCCTATGGACTCATAGGGGGTTTATAGTTTGTTGGTTTGTAAATAGATTGTAGATAAGGTGATCAACAATAAAAAGCATTGATATATATAGGTTCTAGACTTTGTTAGTATTGTTACTCTATTTCCCCGTGTCAGGATTTTTTATCCTTTTCTTATTGTCCAGTTCGTTTATCTCTCCCTATTTTTTCTCTCTCTGTATAGAGTGTCGACAAGATAAACAAACCTCGAAATCTATACTCTGCAAGGATTTCGATTGTAGATAACCTTATCTACAATCTATCTACAGACTAACAGACTTATTGCTGACTTTGGTTTTTTCTTTCTATTGCTAAACTTAGTTATCTCTCGCAGTCTTTTTATTGTCCAGCCTGGTATATTTTCTTATCTTTTCTTTTTCCCTATAAACCATTGACAACGTTAACAAAGCCTAAAACCTTTACTCTGCAAAGGTTTCGATTGTCGATCACCCTATCTACAATCTATCTACAATGATAACAAGTAAATATACTTAGTACAAACGTTCAGAAATAATTCTCCCAGATAGTTGACTTTATTGGGAGAATGATCCACAATAGAAAGTAACCAAAACACACAACGACGACATGAACACCTTACAAACTAAATTAGCTCGATTGGAATCTCAACTTAAGATTACAAAAGGCAATCGTGCCAAAGCTAAGATTGTTATAGAAATTCTAAAAGTAGAATCAGCTATTGAACAGTTAAAGCCCAAAAAAGAAATAAAAGTAAAAAATATAACTGTTAAAATCCCTGTTAGTGTTTCTACCCTTAAAAAACACTGCTGCAACGTGCCATCTCCTAAACTGACAGACAAAGAAATTATTGACGGATGGAAGTATTCTTTGGCTGCCCAATCAATGCAAAGAGACCTTAGAACACAAAAAGATATTCAATGGGGAGATCGCCATCTCCTTCTACAGGTAGTTTATTGGGTTAATCAATACCAGCAAGAAATGGATAAAAGGGGATTAACAGAAAAATACTGTCTATGGATCGAGAAAAAACAAGCATTTAAAGACGAATTTCATCGGAAACCAGAAAAGGCAATTAATGAATCTAAGCCTCAAATTAATATAACCGAAACTCAAGTAATTGACCCCAAAACCAAGCAATTAGAATTAAATCTCTTTTGTGAGATGCCTGCGTAAATAAGCCTCAAGAAGTAATTGATAACACAAAATTTACCAAACAGACCGTATCTATTCTAAACAGAGAAGGTGAACCAAAAAAGTCCGAAAGCTTGTTTATATTGTCTAAAATTCAGTGACCTAAGCAAGTCAGTAAACTGCTTAATTTAAGTACCTCACTTAGGAAAATAAATCATGAACACAGAACAAACTATTAAAAAGTTTAAAGCCAGCAAACTTCGTATTTACGAAGATGGTTACATCGGGCCTCACGGATGGTACTGGGGAAGTCACACAATTGCTAGTTTTATAGCAAAAGCTATTCAGACAAAACACGGTCATAATATGACTGACGTTCTAAATTATACCACTATCTATGTCTCAGAGCTAGTTAAGGTTCCTGCGGGGGGTTTAGCTTGCGGATGTCATGACACACTCTACAGCGTGACGGCTTTAGTTGATTTGCCCCTAGAGTTGCCGACGGAAAAAGAGATATACGCCGCTTACAAACACAATAACGCCCATTTCAACGGCGTAGAGGCTATAAAAGGCGGTTATCACTTTTATAGCATTTGGTAATAAGCAACTAAGTCAAAACGGGGATAATTCCCCGTTTCGTATTAACACTAACAAAAACCACTATGATCTTAATCTTATCTCTTGAATTGGAAGATTTTGAAGTTTTAAAATCTTCTATTCAGAAAATCGACAACATTGACACTAACTTAAGTCTTGTTAAGCTACAAGATTACTCTTTATCGGGCATAGCCTTGACAAGAGTAGCTTTAATCTGTGATAAGCCTCCTCAGATAATCGCAAAAAAAGGAATCAACTTTTCTACAGAAGCAGTTATCCCTGAAACCAAATACTGCGTTGCTTGCTTAGTTTTAGGTAAGTTTACGCCACTCAATACCCGTAACAATTCTGGATACTGCTTGGAACACCGAGAACTCGATCCTAAACGAAAACAGGATCAACACCAACGTTACAAACAAAGACGTAGTACAAACGTTCAGAAATAATTCTCCCATCTACTTGATTTTATTGGGAGAATTTTGTAAGATAAGACTAGGCAAACAAACACAAGAGGACAAAGTTATGACTTCCATTAATGATGATTGGTTACTTTACGAGTATGAAACATTGGTACTTATCAAGCATATCGAAAAAAATCTCAATCAAATTAACCAAAGATACTTTGAGGGAAACCACGGAATACTAAGCGTCACCGATAACGGCAATTATGTTACAGTCAAAAGACAGGGTTTATCTGTTGCTGACTATGACACTCAAAAGCTTTTTGACGCACTAGAAAATTTTAGTCAAGAAGAGTACGAGCTTTCCTGTTACGATCTTTGGGATTATTTCGATCATTGTAAATACACCCCACAAGAGGACAAAAAAATGACTTCAAATATCGAACTTTACGAAAAAGCCACAATTATCAGGTTTTTCCAAAGCACCCTCAATCAAATTAACCAAGAGTGTTTCGGAGAAAAATTGTCAGTCACTGATAACGGTGATTATGTTACGGTCAAAACGCAAGGGTTATTTGTTGCAAATTATGACATCCAAAAGCTTTGGAACGCACTAGAAAACTATGATCAAGAGGACTGTGTTAAATTTGATAATTTGTGGGATTATCTTGATAATTGTAAATACATCCTTCCAGAAAATCAGGAAACTGAAAATGAGTTAAAGACTGATGACGAGTTATCTTTTTCTGAAAAAACACAGGTTGCCCTCGTTGATTTGTTGTTAAGTGAACCTGACTTAGAATACCAAGAGTTCAATAAAGCATGGATTGAAAAGGAAACCTTAAAATGGGAAAATATTGAATTGACTCAATCTATTCAAGAGATGCACAATCTCAGACGGCGTGAACTTAAAGAAGGATCTGAGATTATTAACCACTTGACGGCCCGTATTCATGAATTAAAACAGGACAAAGAGTCTAGTGGAGCATGGATTGAAAACTTAAAGCAACGAATACATGATCTTGAATGTACAGTTTCTCTACTGCAAAAAGAAACAAATCAAATAACAGTTCTAAACGAATCTGTTACTCAATTACAAATTCGTATTTATCAACTGGAACAGGAAAACAAGCAACTAAAAACCAATCAACTAGAAACCAAACTAGAACCTAAACTGACGGATAACAAGGCTAAAAAACCTAAATTTAAATTACCAGAAAACTTTGCTGACTACCAACAAGAGTGCGACGACTTAATTGATGCCTTATCCTGTTTTTACAATATCAAAAAAGGTAAATGGGGAAAAGACATTCTCCAGTTTATTCTTACTCCCAACGATACCGAAAAAGCAAAGCATCCATATCCTGACAAGTGGAAAGCAGGACTATATTTACATGGACAGTGGACAGTCGATAAAGTCAATCTATCTGACCCTGATGGATGGGAAGACTGGTTTATGAATGTCAACGACTTCGCTGACGCTAACGACATAGAGATTAGTTAGCTTCTAGTTATCAGTTATCAGTAGTACAAACGTTCAGAAATAATTCTCCCATATGCTTGACTTTATTGGGGGAATGATCTACAATAGAAAGTAACCAAAGCACACGAGGTACTAAGTCATGTCTAACGATAAACAACCAATCGAAACAACACAAATTCCTAAAATTAAAAAGGCTCAAATTTTCTACGAAGAGATTGAGCAAATAACTCAATCTTTAAATCAGAAAGCACAAACAGTGCTAGACAAATATCTGACGCTGTAATCAGTTATTAGTTATCAGTTGTCATTCGTCAAAAAGTGTGTGATTGCTTTATTGGCTTGATTTTCCGAGATTTTTGGCAGTCCTGCGATCAGTGTAACTATAGGTAAATCTACAAACTACAAAAAGATAATAAAAAAGTTTGACAAACTACTTGACATCCAAACATATCCCTGTTATATTAGGTATATACCAACAAACACAAAAGAGTTCAAAATGTTAAAGTTTAAACGACAAGCACCCGGTCACTATGTAGCAGGAAATGTAGAAATCAAAAAAGGTGTGGGAATTGATCAAGATAAATGGTTTTGTTATTTTCCTGATGATAAAGTATCTTACCGCCGTAGCTATGAAGCGGCTAAGGTTTGGTCAGAAAAATATATGGAAAAACTACAGACATACAAGGTCGCAGTCAATCAAGTTAAGACTGTCAAAGAACAAGCGACGACCAGTAAAGAACAGTCTTTACAACACAAGTTATCTCGCCACCTAAGTTATGTGGTAGGAGCGGAATCGTTAGGCTGTGTCAATACTGGGCGCGCCGCTTGTATAGCACATTTATCTGTTAATGGAAAATCTTTTTATGTAGTCGGTTTGAAGGTGCTGTTACCGACACCATTTTCGAGAGAATTATCTTTAAAATTAAAAAAGATTTACAATCTGGTTTATTCCAAGATTGCTATCAGACCGAAGTATGGGGTAGCGTTTCGGTTTTTAAAAGTTTCAAAGAAGCCGAAAAAGCCTATCGCAAAATGGATGACAAAACAAGAAAACAGAACGAGGAAGATTGTCAAGCAATAGCAGAAGCAAAAGCAAAGGCAAAAAAAGGAGACATAAAGGCTATGTTTACACTAGGAGATTATGGAGTTCTTTAATTGTCCAAAATGTCAATCACAGAGAATCTCTAAAAAAGGGTTCTCTGTGTCAGGAAAACAGCGTTATCGCTGTAAAGACTGCAATTACCACTTTACCGGTAATCCGGCAGGAAAACCCCCCCACCCTGATTCAATGACTAACGCCGAAAGATGTCGTCGTTATCGGTTGAAAAAAAAACAAAAAAACACTTGACATACAAACATATCCCTGTTATATTAGGGATATACCAACCACAAAAGAGTTCACAATGAACCAATTTACCGAAAAACTACCCAATCAAGTCGCATTAGAAGTGGTGAACTTACCAGCAGGTGAATTTCTCATAGGCTGTCCTGATAGTGATCCCGATGCTCAAAATTATCAAAAGCCTCAACACCAAGTTAAAGTAAACACTTTTGCTATTGGGAAATACCCAATAACTCAGGCACAATATCAAGCGGTAATGGGAACCAATCCCTCTTACTTTAAAAATAATCCCCAAAATCCAGTAGAACAGGTTAGTTGGAACGATGCTAAAGCTTTTTGTCAGAAATTGAGTCAAATAACTGGAAAAACCTATCGCTTACTCACAGAAGCGGAATGGGAATATGCTTGTCGAGCAGGTACAACTACTACATATTATTTTGGTGATGATGTTAATCAGTTAGGAGATTATGCTTGGTATAGCGAAAATTCTAATGGCACAACTCATCCCGTAGGACAGAAAAATCCCAATGGTTGGGGACTGTATGACATGAGTGGCAATGTTTGGGAGTGGTGCGAAGATAGTCGTCTGCTCGGCGGTTCTTGGTATGTCAATCAGTTAGGAGATTATGCTTGGTATAGCGAAAATTCTAATGGCACAACTCATCCCGTAGGACAGAAAAAGCCCAATGGTTGGGAGCGGTGCGAAGATAGTTGTCTGCGCGGCGGTTCTTGGTTTAGCTTCCCTATTATTTGTCGTTCTGCCTGCCGCGACAGGATCATCCCCGTCATCCGCATCAGCGACCTCGGTTTTCGGGTTGCGTGTGTCAATTAGTTAGTTATTAGTTATCAGTTATCAGCAAATTAATAGAAGTAAAAATATGCTAGAAAATATAGCAAGTTATCGACTAAATTTTCTAAAAATGTCCGAATTAAGAAAATTGGCATCTGAATATGGACTTCCAAAGCAACGATGGAATCGGACAATTTTAATCGTTGAACTGAGTAAAATTGTTGACTGGACGACACTACCAAAGCCTAAAATAGTCAATAACTATTTTAGGTGATAAAATTCAGTCATGCTCTATAGAAATGAGTTATTAAATTAGTTTATCAGTTATCAGTCATTAACCACAAATCAACAAAGGTAATTATGTTTCACTTAAACTTTGCAGAAGAAGATAAAGATGGCAGTCCTAAACACCAGACCTTTACTGCTGGGGCTATTATATACAACAAAGAAGGAATACCTCAACAGTATTTTTGCAATATAAATACAGAAGATGATGTTACCAAAATTTTTGAGTATTACAATCGAGACAAGTTATTGCATTTTGAAGCTATATGTGTTGAGACTGGTCAAATTATTAAACTAAAGTAGTGAATCAACGGGAGTAATTATGCTATCATTTCAAGAGTTTCAATCTGTAGTTACGCAAAAGTTTCCTCATTGTAATTGGATATTTGAGCAACATAAAGTTACTCTTATAAGAGAACGGTATTTTGCAAACATTACAGACAGTCGGATAATAATTGCCTATTCTTGCCAGTATCAAAGTTGGTCAGTTGGGTTATTAAGTAAAAACGGGGAATATGTTCAATGTTGGCAGAGATATCACGATAAATCTTTTGTTTTGATATGCACTCAAATTGAGCGAAATATTCAACTAAAGTTTTAGTTTTATTAGGATTGTCAATAAATCAACGGGAGTAATTATGCTGTCATTTCAAGAGTTTCAAGAACAAGTTTTAAACGTTCTTAGTCCAAGTAAAAGAGAGTGTAAGTTTTGGAAAAGTTACTCAAGTTTTTCGGCAGATATTAATTATCATGGCTTAAAATATATATCTTTTCAGGTAAAATACATAATAGACGAGAAAGACTGCAATTGCGGGCAGTGGTTTATTCAAAAAACTTACACGCAAGACTGTAAGACTTTTTCGGATTCCTTAACTCAAGGCATAGAAACTATTGATAAACAAACCACAAAATGTATTAACGATGAGTTATTTTTGTTTGAGTCTTTAAGGCAAATTAATATCTCACCACGAGACATAAGAGTTGACTATTCGTAAGCGGTTAGTCTAAAGTTGCTATAATAGCTGTAAGGATAACTTACAGCTATTTTTTAATGATTAACTGGAATCTAGGAAGACAATTAGCCATTGAATCTTTTAATGAGATGGTGGGCGAGTTTGCCCAAGAGATTAACTTTCAGATAGAGGATACTAAATGGAACTGGCCACGGGAAACCGTACGAAAAAATGGCGGTGTAGTTGGCTCACCCCGGGACATTGTAGATACAGGTGAGCTAAAAAATAGCCAATTTATTGAAGATGTATCAGATACCTATAAAGTAATCGGGTACACGGCTGATCATGCCGCTCTTGTCCATGAAGGGTATCAAATAGAGCGTAACGATGGGACGGTGACAGATGTTCCCGCCCGCCCATTTATCGACACGGCTATAGAAGACTATAATCCAATTGAGGCTTATAGTGAAATCTTAAAGGAAAAATTAAATGAGTGAATCAGAATTAAGAGATATTTTATTAAGCATTAGAAACAATTTAAAGATACTTATCGGCGCTGACTTAGGTAAATACGAAATAACAAGCCCTACAGGGCAAAATTTAAAAGAAATTGATGCTATTTGGGTAGAGCCTCCTGAATTACCCCCTAACTATAAAGTAAAACCTAATAGCGGCATCGAAG